AATCCAGCGAAGTCGATGCCATCCTCGCCACCTGAAGGAGCAACCATCAAGCGGTTAGGTGTGAAGCGCATAACGCCATAAGCATCTGCAATTCCATCAGCAATTGCTGCATAAATTGTTGATCCTGATGATCCTGCTGCTGCTTCTGATGCGATCTTAGCTGCATAAGCATCTGTCTTTTGTGCGTATGATGCAGCAAGTTCACGAATTAATAGATCCAAGAATGATGGGTCTGAACGATCAAGAAGTTCAACATTGACAACATTTGCACCGGCAAATTTTACGATTGTGTCCTCTTGAAATGTTACTGCTGTGTCTTGTGATGCAAACTCTACACCCTCAGCAGTTTGTCCTACGATTGCCTGATTTCCAAGCACAGGTGTGAACACCTTAAGACCACTTGGTGGAAGTGGAGCGCGCTCGATTGAATCAATAAATGGGCGAGATGAATCGATAACTCCGATTACATCGCGTAGGTAATTAGGTGGAACCATTCCTGTGTTCTCGCCTGTTGTTGCAATTTGTAATGCTGCAATTAAATCGCGTGCATCTGTATCGCCTTGAATAGCGCGGATTTGTGCTGCTGCATATTGTCCAGCTGTAACATTCTCATTTACGCGTGGCTTTGTGTATGCCACATATTGAGCAGTTACAATTGGAGTTTGTGCCGCTTCTACCGCTTCGGTCGCGATAGGAGCCTCAGATGTAATCTCTGACACTTTGTTCTCCTCTGTTGTTGTATCCTCAGCGGTTGCTTCGGAATTCTCTGTTGATGTTTCACTAGCTGCAACTTCAGCGACTCTTGCGCTATCAATTGCTGGATCTGTAACGAGTGAAACTTCTTGAAGTGTGCTTGACTTAATTCTTAACACGCCTTCCTCATTTTTCCATTCATTAATTTTTACGCCTACGCTAAAACCATCACGAAGCCCAGTAGCAGCTTCCTCAAGCGCATCATCGGCTCTAAAAGTTTTAGCCAAACGAAATGTTGCTTCTAAGCCTGTATCTGTTGCAGTTATGTCAATTAACTTACCTAAAGGCTTTGTTGTTTGATGCTCAAGCAATAATTTAACTGGCTTTGAGAAATCAATTGAATCTTTTTCAAATACAGTTAATCCTGCACTTGTTGATCCTTGCTCGTCCCATGTAACGATCTTTCCTGAGATTGTGCGCTTATTAGTGTCAGCAGCTGTTATCTCTATTGGGAAACTAATTTTCATCGTATTAGGTCTTCTTCCTCTTGAATTTGCTCAACGCTCATCGCGCCAATGCGGTTTAGGATTTCATAAACTTGCGCTCGCTCTAATGCTGAGCCACGCAAGAAATCATCAATATCAAATCGAACCTCCATGCCATTTGGCACGAAATCAGGCTGACTTAATCTTTGTTCAATTGATGTAAGTATTGGGCGAAGTGAAAAGTCAATTAATGCTTTTCTTTCGGCTGTCATATTTGAATAAGTCATTGAAGTAGTTTCAGCAGATACGAATGAAGCAGGAATGCCTGAGGCTCTGCTAATTTCTAAAGCTAAGTATTGACGAGCTTCATTTAATTGAAGTTTAGCTGGATCAAAACCTAAAGCTTGTAATTCAACATCAGCATTTAAGAATGCAGTTGCTCTTGTTGATCTTGATATTCTCCATGACTCTAAAAGTTTCGTAATTCTTTCTGGTGTTAAATTTGTGCCATTTGATTTAAGAACCATTTGTGGCATTGGCTCTTTGGCATACATTTCAGCTGCTTTTTCTAATTCTGCTGCTGCTTTGATTGTGCGACCTGCTCGATTTAATATACCTTCATCTAATCCGTTAAATACAATTAGTGAACCTAAACCATAAGGCGGAACTCGCTTGCCATCAACTGTGTAATATTCAATTTCTGTTGAATTACCATTTAGTGATGCGAATACTCTATTAGGTGCAATTCTTGTCCATGCTCTAATTCTTGAAGCATCTGTTGCTGCATAAGCATCCATAATCATTCCATAAGCAACACCATACAATAATAAATCCTCAGCGATCCATGCGTATATTGCTGATCCTGCAACTCTTGGATCTGGTTGCATAATTACGCGATTTGGTCTTATGTGTTCATTTGTAAAATGATTGTATTGTTCTAAAGGTAAAGATCCGACTGTTGAACAGATAATATTTCTTGCACGCGCTCCTGAAGGTATCGCCATGTATTGTTCACGCGTTGCAGTTGTTGTTCCGAATAAAATTCCGCCAACTAATTGTTGTGCGTTGTATGGTGCAAGTGCAGCAGCTACATCAACTGAATTTTCTGGTTGAGTTGCTCGAAATCTATCTAATAATCCCATTAGCATATAATATACCATAAAGTCAACAAACTATGCTATTTGAATATCAACCTCAGTTTCAACTTGTGTCGCGAAATAAGTTGCTAAAGCAGATGCCACAGCTGCACAAACTGCGACCCTACTTGCTCTCCTACCGATGATCCATGACCCATCCCCATAGGGCAGTTTCGCAGCGGATAGTGTTTGCTGAGTCAGTTCCTCTTGACCACCATGCTGTAATCGATGGGAATTGATTGCGCCTAACCACCGATCACACGATTCAGCATATATCGCCCCATCCATATCTGTAATGGGAATTCCGGCAGGAACTAACCGACTTGCGACGGCTTGTGCAGTCCTTTTGGAATAAGCGACAGTCTGAACATTATATTTTCTTACATAAGGTGCAATATCGTTTGCAACCGCTAAATCATTTATTGAATAATCGTTTGACCATGTATGGAGTAAAACTAAGTTAAATTTTTCTCCTGGTAATTTTTGAGTAGCCACTAATGCACCAAATTTACGATCTGGGCTTAAATCTAATCCAAACCATGTTTCTTTGTCAGGGTCTAATGGTATTGGGTCAGTTTGACACAAATTCCACTTTTGAACATCAATAGCTGAGTTTATTGTATCAACCCACAAACATAATACTTCAGTTTTTACAATATCGGGCGGATCATTAATAACTGCTTTTAAGTTATCTGGATGAATAGTTGTTCCAAGCGACGGATTGGCTTGAGCGAATGCTGGCCAATTAATTTCACCCGACGGAAGGGTAATTGGCGAATCAGGTTCGGCACTCCACTCAAACCAACCTATCGTGTCTAAAGGATTTGTGCTGGCTGCTAATGCACGCTCCCTTAGTTTATTAAGGATTACAGAATGCTGATCTCCGGCATTACTGTAAATCCAAACTTGCGGATTTTTCGAACTCATCATGGTATAACGCATTGATGACCAAGCATCCTCATCTTTATATTCTCTTAACTCATCAAGATGAATTGTGGATGGAGCTGAAATACCTCTTGAAGCATTGTTGGCTGCTTTTACCACAAACCTGCGACCACCCTTTAATTCCATTTCCTCAGCGCCATGTTGCCATCTAATCTTTTTTACTTCACTTGCTAACTTGTCATTACTCTCAATAAGGGAAACCATTTGTCTAAATGTTTCAAGCGAGGTAGTTAATCTATGAGCAGAGGATAGCTGTAGGTTTTCTCCCCAAACATACATGCCACACAATATCCTCAACATCATAAATGTGGACTTACCATTCTGGCGTGCAATCAAAAGTCCAGCCTCAGAATGATGCCACCTACCATCTGGCTTGACCTTATGGCCATGAATAGCCACGAACTTTTGCCAATCCATTAATGGGATACCGATTTCAGCTGCAAAGTCGATCATTTCCTGACCTTTAGACGGCAAATCATTCAAAGGTGAGTGAATACGCGGTGTTTTCACACCTCCTAATTCAGATTGAGCCTGAATTGAGTCTATCAATTCTTTTTCAAAGTTGTTCAAATCGATCCAGTCTGATCGTGAGCGATCGAGGTGTTTTGTGGGTTAGAAAAGGAAATGGGGGTCGGTGGTGTTCTCTTGCTCACAAAAAACCGCCCACCCTTCGATAAATTACATCTACGACAACTTGCAACTAAATTATCATCACTATCTAATCCGCCTAAGCGTCTAGGTATTACATGGTCTACTGTATTAGCTTCTTGTCCACAATACTGGCAGATAAACTGATCGCGTCTAAGTATTCTCTCTCTTATGTTACGCCATTGTCTAGTGCTACCACTATCCCTTAATGCTGATCTACTCACTAATACCAGCCTTTAGCCTTATGGTGTGCGAGCGCTTTGCAAGCACAACCATCATACCTGTGATCTATGTATTTCAATCCTTTATCTATCTGTTTAAATGGATCTGTTTCTTTTAACTTAAGCAATTGAGGAATACCATAAGCACTTGATCTCTTGTTCTTTGCTTTATGATCCCATCTACTTTCTTTATACCATAACTCATCAAGACAATAGAACTCTTTGAAATCATGGTTTAACTGTATGAATGCGTATTGCTTAAAGTGTGTAGTTTTAGGTTTAAGAGCTTCGGAATTATTCTCTTGAAAGGCTATTGTCATGCCTAAAGACAGAGATATCACCAAACCAAACCTTGCGATCTTTCTGCTTCGCAGATCGCCCTTTCGCTCTGAAAGCGAATTTGCGTTTAAGGGTAGCATACGCCTCCAAATCATCTAACAAAACCGCAGGTCAGACGGCATGTCGTAATGCGTAGGTCATCAGTATCATTCCAAGTCTGATCATATCCAGTTAACAATTTGACCTCCTAAATACTTTGTAAAGGCTGGCGGTATTGCTTCAACTAACTCAGTCCAGATAGCCCAATCCATATCCATAGCTTTCCTAGCCTCATTAATTGTAGATGCAGTTTTGCCACCTTTAGGGATCTCATCATTTAATGACCCATATACCCCTACTGGCCTACCTTGAGCCTTGTGATCGCATTTAGAGCCTACTAATGGCATATTGGACTCGAATAGCCTATGCCTACGAACCTTTAAGCTAAATGATGATCCGCATAACTGTATGGGATTTATTAATGGACTACCCGGAACATTCTCAATTATGTAAGGCTTACCTGATGCAATTAGGGCTGCTCTGGTTTCAGGAATTAGATCTATCTTACTTGTTGATTTGCCTTGAGCATTTCGCAAGTGTTTAGTTATACTATGGGTCTGACATGGTGGGCTAGCATGAATTACGTCAAATTGATTAATAAAGTCTTTATCTTTTAATACATCCAATACATCAGCCCTTAGATAAGTAAATGGGTAACGCTTGCCATGTTTTAGATCTACGCCATGAACTTCAAATCCTGCTTGATGATAACCAACTGATGCACCACCAACTCCACAGAATAAATCTAATAACTTCATTTAGTTTTACCAGCCCATCCTTCACCCTTAAATGAGATGCCCGGAGCTGAATAAACTCTTGCCATAGCAGTCTTACATCTAGGACAATTCATGCCACCATCATCCTCTTTGTAAGTCCTATGGACTGATCCAAATGTGCCGCATTCTTTGCAGCTGTATTCATATGTTGGCATTAGCGCACCTTACCCAAATTGCTATTTATTAACGCTGTGCGACCTTTCTCGCCCAAAGCAGCCAAAACCAAAGGTATAAATATGCCCTTTTCAGAACCATCTGTTTGAACAAATTTAAGATGTGGTGTTGGCATTAAAATACTGCAATCCGCATAATTCCATAAGTTTTGAAACCAATAAGCCTTACTCATAGGAACTAAGCAAATCCCATTACCATGCTGTAAAAACTTATCATGCCAGGGTTTACCTTCGCTGAATGGTGGGTTCATCCATACAAAACCTTGCCAGTCCTGCGCGAGCGCATCATCTTTTAATGAGTAATGTTTTTTTGCAGGTATCCAGTCAACTCCACCTTCAGGAGCACAAACATCTAAATCAAACTCTACATTTAACGCTTCAAATATAAATTTAGGCGTATATTGCTCATCGCGTTCTTTCATTTTGCTCCAATCAATTGGCAAGTGTGGCAGACCACGGCTTCAAACTTCCAACTACCACACTTATCACATCTGCATATATCCGAGTCTGGTATATGCAAAGCTTCAACTACATTCTTGACCCCAACACATCCACAATCCATGCACTGATAAACCTTAAATCCATCAGGCATATCGATGGCATCAAGCCACAAAAACTCTGTGGCTCTTTTGCAACCATTACACTTAAAGCTAGTTGGGCTTGTCATAGTTAATCAATTCATGGCATTTGAAACATGTGCCATCCTTGAATACTCGATCATCATCGCAAACCTCGCATTTGATAATTGATTCCTCAAGGTGAACACCATTATCATCCATAACTACTTGCATGCCCTTACCATTAATGAAAGCTATGTATCCCATTATTCGACTCCCTCAAAGAACCATTTACCATTGGCTGTGAGTTTTGCCCATTTAGCATGTTCGGTAACTTTGCCTTTGCAGACATATCCGTAATATGGCTTGCCTGTTTTAGATATACCTTGCTTAAGAATATGACCATGTTCGCATGATGGTGGCTCATTTGGTGTTGATGCACCAATCTGATCTACAACCTCAGCAACTGACCAAGCCTGTGGATCATCTTGCTTATTCTCAACTGCAAATGAAGCTCTTAAAGCATCCTCAACAGCTGCGGATTTAGTTCCGGGCGCACCATAACGCCTTTCTTGTAATTTCTTTTCGTATTCATTTGGCTGATTATTATTTACCTTAGCCATTTCCTCTCTTGAAGCGCGTTTGCCTTTAGCTGCGAAACCAGCATTTGCGAGCGCACGACCGATCGCTGAAGTCTCACAATTCTCCAATGCAGAAGTTGAATTAACACCCTTCTCCGTAATGATCTCAAAAGCAAGACCAGTAGCGCACGGCTTTGCATCAGCCTCAGTCTTAAAAATCTTGGCGAATACAACGAACCGCTTTTCAGTCGCTTCAATGAGTTCAGTCTCGATACGATTGTCAGGGTATTTCTCATGCCATTTCTCCAGTCTTGATTCTACTGTTTCATAATTATCTAAATTAAACATTATTCCTTCCATTCAAAGTCTTGATCTTGGACTGCTTCGAGAACTGTCCTATAGATAGCACCATAGGCGACAAAGTCTTTAATTGAGTCGTAGTGATCTGGAGTTTCAGTAAGCCTAGAAACCTTGACCAACGCCATACATAAAGCAGCTTGGTGTGGTGTGATTGGGTAATCAAGATATGCACTCCACAATCCTGCAATTCTTTTGTGATTGTAGTATGGATGGCCGTAGACACTTCCACGCTCTTGGATTGTAGTAATGACCTCATTTAACAGATCCTCAGTTTTTGTCATAATCAAAAACCTGATCTAACTTCATTTTTCTTACACGCTCTTGGTGTTCTAAACTAGCACGCCACCCATCCTGACGGCCAGACCAATACCCATTTTCGTAGTGTTCATTATTTGTGTGCTTTATTAGCCACCATGCAACTGCCATGCTTCCGGCAATTAATAACCACATGCCTAGTATTTCCATTATTGCTCCCGTTCCGCAAAACATTTGTTTGCGTTGGGATTAGTATGACTGGATTTACCGACAGCGCAATAACTTCTTGGCGCGTGTTTTATAACGATTAGATAACGCTAATATCCTCAAAATCATCGATATGGTCATCAATCGTCCTATCCCGATAATCGGTTTCACGCCCCATAACTCTTTCCTAAAGCTGTAAATGAGCCATCTTTATTAATAGGAATAAGGGTTGGAGTCATGTTTTTGCCATTCCATTCAAGGATAGCGATACCCATCTGCCAATTGGCCACAGTTCGCGTATAAGAGGCTTTTGCCTTATTCATAAGGTTTCCTACCTCAATGCCATATAAAGGCCTGTAATGGCCTCCTATGCCCTCAGAATAGGCACTCATGC